CAATCTTCGCTCTAGCAACACGGTCAAGGAAGTCCACGCATTTCCTTTTATAGTCACTCTCCGATGCAAACTCTCCTTCATCAAGCACCTTGCGTACAAGTCTGTCAAATACAATATATAACGAATCTGTATCCGATGCCACCACATAGTCTTCACCCTCAGTCTCTAGTACCTTATTGAGATACTCATTCATCTTTCGTTCAATCCAACGGATTGACAACTGCCCGCCCATCGTAATCGCAGTTGCTTGTCGGATGTCAAAGAAACGAAACCACTCGTTGCCAAGTGCACCATAAGCAGAGTTCAACTGAACCTTCTTTGCCAACTGTAGATTCTTATACTTACTAATCTCGTTGACAAGTTGACGTTTACGTTGAGGGTCAGTCTCGTCTTGCAGTTTAGTTTCTGCCTCAAGCATTGCCTTCTTTGCAATTACCCGCTCATCATACATCTTTTGCATCATCTGCGGTAAGAAACCTTGAACGTCTCGACGGAAGCAGTGACCGTTTGCAGTCATCACCACATCCGAATCCACGTTCGGTGCTTTACCATCCACCAACGCATCGATGTCAACATCATACGGAATGTCATCAATCAACGTTTCGGGTGATATGTTGTATTGCATAATCAGGTGCGGATACAACGAGTTCAAGTCGAACGACATCACCCAATCATGTTTGCCCACTTGCGGGTCTTTGACATACGCACCCACGTATTGATTGTCTTTTGCGATGTGCTGTTTGGGTGAAACTGCGATGCCATACTTCCATAGATGATTGTGAATCAACACATCCCACATCCGAACCTGTGTGTAGACATCGCTGTAATTTACCTTTGCGTCATAGGCAAGTGCCAGTGCCATGTCGATGAGTTTCATCTTCGCATCGATGTTTACGACCAACTCAACATCTTTGACGTTATATTCGATGAACTTCTGATGGTTTTCGACATACAGTGTTTGCAGTGAACCATATTCCGAATAGTCAATCTTTTTCTCGCCCAACTCGACATGACCGATGTGGTCTAGTCGATACGACTCTTGCTGTGAGTATGTAAACTTCTTGTATAAGTCCAAGTAGTCCAATATCTCAATCCCAACAATTTTGTACGACAGTTGCGTTTTGCCGTGCATCTCACGTTCGTTTTTGATGAGCATGTTCCACGGAGACAGTTGCCGTGCTTTCTTATCGCCAAGTCTGTTTGTGATTCGATTGACAAGATATGGAATATCAAAGAACATGCAGTTCCACCCAGTGATGATGTCAGGGTCAAGTCTGCCCCACAAATCACCGAACTTCAACAACAAGTCGATTTCGTCTTTGCATTTGATTTCAACCACATCATCACGATGCACGGCATACTCACCGTAGTGTAGAACGTAATACTTGTCATCTACTGCCATCGTAATTGCAGTGACGGGTTGAAGTGCATCTTCTGGTTTTGGGAATCCTTTGTCAACCGCAACCTCGATATCGATGTAAGCAGTGACAACTTGAGACCGTTCGTAGTCAACACCATCAACCCAAGTTTCGTTGATGTATGCGTACTCAAACTTTTCAAGACCATAGATTTCAAACCCCCCAACATCTTTGTATTGACGGATGAAATCTCGTGAATCTCTGACTGAACCCGGTTCGACAGGTGCAAGTGTTCGCCCATCGATAGACTTCCAATCACCTTCGTGAGAGGGGACAAACAGTTTGGGTTTGTATTCGACCCGGTACGAGTGTCGCTCACCATTTTTGCGACCTCGTACCAGAACGTGGTCTTTGACTAAGTGTACGTTGGTATAAAACATAATGTAGATTATATCACAGTCAGATTATTTTATCAAGCAGTAAGACCTTGCTCGTACACAGTTTTACCATCGATACGCTTTGCGGTAAGCACAGACTTACGATTGTCCCCATCCGCTTTGTAAGATACGTGCACCCAACCAGAATCTGGAATACCCGGTGTCACGAACTCAAGAATCAACTGGTCAAAATCAAGATTGTCGTGAATCCACTGTGCGGCTGATGAGTTTGCTACACCCGGTACTTCGATGTCTGCCGCTTCTCCTTTGCAGTGTTGGGACTTACTGCTTCCACCAACAGCATCATTGAGTTCAGGAGAACGATACCCGGAATTGATAACAGTAGGACCAAAATGGTCACGGACAGGTTGTACCACGTTTTCAAATAGTGCGACAGCGGCATCCATGTGCTCTCCCTGTGGCGTATTGTCAATACCTTTACGTTCTGCGGTCTGTGATTTTGTGAATTCTGCGAGTGAGAAATTCTTTGATAGTTTCATTTTTGCTCCTATGAAAAAAAGGGGTGGAAGAACCACCCCTATTTAGAACTTACTTCTTCGTAACGAATTCGTACAGTTCTTCTGCTTGCTTGATGATTTCCTGTGGAGTGTACATCTTGGGCACGTACTTCTCAAATGCTTCAGCAGCATCTTTGTGTTGCTCTTTTGCATTATCAATAGCATTATACATTTGTTGAATCTGCGTGTCATACGCACGGTCTAACAAATCTTTTGCCATAGCAAGTGTGTCGAAACGAATTTCAAACGGATTCTTATTACTCATTTTCATTTTCCTTTTGTGTGTTTTGAGTTTTGACCCAATCTCCATTGATAAAGTCTAGCTCTTCTTGTGTGTATGGGAACATCATGTTCTCCTTGTGTGTGTTACGTCTCTTCTTGTAGAAATTCAAGTTGAGACGACTGTGTGTCCATACCAATCGGAATCAGTTTAGGACGCTTCTCCTCTGGCAGTACAACTTCCAATTCAATTGAAAGCATACCATCAGACAAGTCTGCACCGACTACATCCACATGTTCTGCGAGTCGGAAATTCTTCTCAAATGCTTTTGTGCTGATACCTTTATGTAGGTACTCTGCATCTCTATGTTCTTTCGATGCTTTGACAATCAAGTCACGGTCTTCCCAAGTGATTTCAATATCAGACTTTGAGAAACCCGCTACCGCAAGTTCAATCGCATAACGATTGTTGCCTTGCTTGATAATGTTGTATGGGGGATAGTTTGAATCCTCTCTTCGTAGTTCTAACTCATCTAACAGTGAGTCAAACCCAACAAAATGGCGAGGAAAAATAGAATGTAATCTTGTCATTTGTATCTCCTTTTCAGCAAGATTGTGGTGTGACCCTTACGGCATCACACCTTTATTTATACACCGTAGTGTAATTATTTACGACGACCGATGTTATATTTTGGTTCTAACGTCCACTCGTCTTTGTTCTTGTGTGCAATCACCTTGATTTGAGACAGAGGTGCTTGCGGTTCGGAATACGACTCTTTTGTGGTGACATCAATCAAACCCCACTCTTCTAGTAGTTTGATGATTGTATTACGTCTACCTTTGTCTTCGTCCGAAAAGTTTGTCGGTTTGCCATCGAGAGCAAACAGTTCTTTGAAATGTACGATATAGTACCGACCCTGCTTATGCAAGATATGGCACGATTGAAATAAAATCTTGTCTTTTCTTGATGCGACACCGATTCTCGTCAAGGTCTCTTTTACCTTGAGAAAATCGTCTGCTTCTTTCAGTCGGACCTCAACAAGATTATCTATGTTGACAGTCATCTCACGTTCCACCTTTTTCTAATTTTTCTTTCATGACCGAAAGTACATCATCTGACAAAACTCTAGCATACTCTCTTGCTTTTTGTAGAGAGCAGTCATGATATTCCATGATGATTTCTAGGTCATTATCTGTGTTATTTTTCACCCACTTCGCAAACCTTTTGCGAGGTCTAACACTATTTAGAAAATATTCATATTGTAACTTGTTGTCAGCATCATGACGCATATTCATTTCATTTGCTAACAACACGGTGTCGATGAAATATGAAAGAGACCGATTGGTCAGAAACGGTTGGTATGCCCGCTCTGCCAAGTCGTCATTCTCTGTGTCTCGCATCATATTCTTTTTAGTCTGATTGATGCTCTTCACGTAGTCAAAGGCATCATTCATTTGAAGTCACACTCCACCATAATTTCAGTGAGACACGCAACCAAGTTGATTTCTTGGTCTACCACAAATGCAGACTTGTATTGATAATCAGCAACGATTGTCACCAATTGAGGAATAGACTGCGGTTCTAATATGTCTGACGCACTGTCGTATATCTTACGAAAGATTGTATTGACATCGTTGTGGATGTTCGTTGCCACCCACTTCCGCATGTTGGTAAACTCTTTGTCTCGTAGAGACTTTACCAAATCACCGATTGAAACATCACCGATATCACTAAGGACACCAACATCAATTTTACCACCAACACTGTAACGTTGAAGTTCATTCAGAACCCTCCGATTGTCGGGAAAGTGTTTCTTGACAACTTCGGCAAGCACCTTGTTGTCAAACTCGATGTTCTCAGTATTTAGAATTTCCTTGCATCGCTTGTAAAAATCAGCCGCCATCGTTGTCATTTCAGATTTCGGTATTGTGAAATCGACAACCGAACAACGAGAGTGCAGTGGTTCAATAATGCGGTTCTTGAAGTTACAAGTCAGAATGAATCCGCAGTTCTTCGAGAACTCCTCCATGAAGTTACGGAGTGCGGGTTGGGTAGACTGTGGATTGAGATAGTCTGCCTCATCCAAAATCACATACTTGCGACCGCCTTCAAGGCTGACTGTTGATGCAAAGTCTTTGATTTCGGTACGCAAAGTATCGATGTTACCATTCATCGAACCGTTGAT